CGACTTTATAGTCATACACGGTAAGACTTATAAGCTAATGAAAGTAGTACCAGCAGACGGTGAAAATTCTATTTGGATAATGTATCCTAAAGACAGTAACGATGCAATGCCTACTATCCTTAACTATAATGTACAGCACGGTAAGAATGTATCTAACCAAGCAGTAATCAAAGTAGACTAAAAATAGCACCCTAAAATTCAGCTTTAAAAGGGCCGGTTCGCACACCACCTACCAATATCCGTATATACGATGAAATATGTAACAATATCAAGATTAGGATGGCAACTCTTAAACATTAGAGTTAAGAATAAGAATGTAGTTAAACGATTAAAACGTAGATAGATGATTAAAGTAGGCGATGTAATAACATTACGAACCGGAACATATCCAGTCATTAATAATAATGATGGAGTAATATGGTTTAAAACGCCAAGCGGTGTAGGTCAGACCATAGAAGAATTCATCACAGCTATTAATGGGGTTGCAGTAATCAAGGCAAAGCAGCCGTCGTACATTGACGTTATAAATAAAATGTAAATGATTCCAGTAAGCGATATAGAGGCAGTAATTAAAACATTAAGCAGCAAATTACCTAAAGTAAACAGCGGACAAGATCCAAACACATACTATGCAGGACGTAATGAGGGTGAACGTAGTGCCTATAGCGACGCTATTAAATTATTAAGAACATTAGTTAAACAACATAAAGCGTAATAATGAGTAAATTAAAAGACATATTCTTCCCAATGGCTAAGTCACTTGAAGCGTTAGAGCAACTTGATGATTTAGAACGAATTAAACGCAATAATTACGAGTTATCAGAGCGATTAAAAGAACAAGAGCGAATGGAAAAGGAATACCCAATGAGAAAGTATTACCTTGATGTGGTGAGTGGTGGTAAAGTATTACCATACACTATTGAGGCGAGAAGTTTCGATTATAGTGGTAGTGGAACATATTACTTCTACAATTATAAAATGGATGGACATGGGTGTAGAGAGAGAATAATATTAGCACATTTCCCAATTGATAAAACGATAATAACAAAAATTGAGATAAATGAAACTAATTAAACGCAGCTTCGCACAGCCATTAACAACAATTAATATTTGGATCATACCAACATTTACATACGTGTTACAGCGATCATTAGGTATGATTATGGAAGATAGAGAGTGGTATTGGTGGTTAGCTATATCATTAGCATTATTAGGGTGGTTAACATTTAATTTTAAAATAGTAAAAACAAAATTATGAAATATTTCTCATTAACATTAGCAATACTAAACGCATTGATGTTTGGATTGTACTTTACACAAATAGAACGTGTAGAAACATATCAGTGGATTATAACACCATTATTCGCAATATTCTTCACTCACAGATATATTGTAGAACGTAATAAAACGAAATAATATGAGAATAGTAGCAGCAGCATTTCTAATCATTGCCTTATTAGCAATGGCGTGTAGCGATTGTAAACCAAAAAAACAAACACCGCCTAAATATAAGCAGGGCGACGTGGTATGGTTGAAACCGGATAGTACACGAGCGGTAGTTAGTCATGTATGGGTATCAGATCTTCAATATATAGTTGACTATTATGATGCGGATCATAAAGCACAAGACATGGTAGTACCAGAATTTGGAATATACAGCAAAGTAAATTAATAAAATGACTAAAGAATTATTTGAATCATTAGATCGCATTAGCGATAAAATGTTCGACATAGACGTTAAAATAACGTTGATCAATGAGAAGTTAGACGAACTAATCGCCGCATTACATGCCTACGATGATGATCAATTAGAATGGCCGGAACCAAACGACGCGTTAAAGGAAGCAGCAGCACAATACAATGAAAAGGTAGCGCCTTGCAGAGGACACGACGCGGCAAGTTGGGATGAAGAACGAATGGATATCATTGGTCAAAATGGTAACACGGGAGAACATTACACGGACGTGGACGAGAATGAATTTAATGACTACGGGGAACGAGTGAATAATAATAATCCAGCTAAACATACGGTGGGAGAGAAGAAACGTAGTAAACGTAAGTACTATAAGCCGAAACAAACGAAAAATAATAAGTAAGATGAATAAATTAATGAAATCGTTGCTAATCGTAATAGCGTATTTTGGGGTAATCGTTATGGTTACTTGGTTGAGTACTAAATTCCCAACGGTAGTAGGTGTTTTGTTGGCACTGGGTATGTTTGGTATGGTGTGGAAGATGGCGTATGAGTCGTTGGATTAAGGCGGTGTATTAGCCAACTTTTTGTAACATACATAGTCTAATGTAATTAAAGTAACGCGTTTTTTTGCGCTTAAATGCGCAAATAACGCGACTTTTTTTGCTTGCCACTATACGAATAACGTATGTCAAACTACTCAAGCGTGTAGTAAACATGTAGTAGTTTTGTAGTCACTACACCGCTTAGTAGCGATCGTATGTGAACTACACGAATGGTATGTGGTATGGTGTGTGGTGAACCCACATTTTTTTCCTGCGCCACTCCAAACACTTCTTTGTCGACAGTATATACCTACATTTTGTAGTAACTACTACAGCAATTAGTAGCGCTTTTTTGTTGCGAAACAGGAAATTTTTCTGTTGCTGTGAGCGAACAAAGGTATTTTTTTCTGGATACTAAATTGTGTAGTAAAGATCTTATTTGGTTTAGTCAAAATTTGTTCGTACCTTTCTACCAATTTGCTTTTGTTTTTTTGTTTTAGTAATGTTTTGTTTGGCAAAGTTTTTTTATTAGATTTATGTATAATTAAAAAGTTATGAAAGTTATTGAAAAAGATTTTATTGTGGGTGGTGCAAAGTTAGGCACATACATGGCCTACACCGATGTGGAAGATGTTTTAGCCACAATTAATCCAGGCGACAGGGTTCTTCCTGCACCATTTTTTTACGAAAAGAATTTGTGGTTCCATCTAATACGCAAGTGGGAACCAGGCGAAAACAAATATTTCCCTAACGGCGGTTTTGAGGTACGCGACGGTGGAGCTGGTGTACGCAACTACGATCTCGATCAGGTTATTTTACACCCACATCTCATCAAGCATAAGAAGACAATGGATAAGATGGCTCGCCGCGCCGAGAAGGAAGCAGCTAAACGCGACCGCCAACTCAAACGCGGTAGTAAACCACCGAAGGAGAAGGTGGAGGGTGCCCGCAGGGGTAGACCAGCTATTGATCCAGCAGTGAAAGCAGCACGCGAGGCGGAGAAGGTTTTACGCGCCCAGCGTTCAGGGGGAAGGAGGGGTCGTCCAGCTTCTTCCACCGCGAAGCCCCAGACGGTAAAGACCACTAGTGGAGGTAAACGCGGGCGCCCGGCTTTGTCCACAGCTCAAGTGGCAGCTAAGACCGCAGCCAGAGCAGCTACCAGAGCCAGATCAGGCGGACGCAGGGGTAGACCTAAAGCAACACGCTAGGTTTTTTTGTGTGGCACTGTTTTGTGCGTACATTTATGGTATAAAATTAATAAGTTATGAAAATAGAATTGTGTATTAGTAAGGATAGAGTTCCTTACATCGTTGGAGAATTTGGTGCAGACAGAGTTACTGTAGCTCTATATAATGAAGAACAAGATTTGGTTACGCTTGAGATGGATGGTCAGATAGATGTTTTAAGTATGTTCCACGCTGGAATAAGATACGGATCAGATTCAATGGCTAAGGCGTTTAAAAGCTCTGTTTTTTAGGCAGAGTTTTGTTCCGATCTTCACATTATAAAATTAAAAACATATGAATCAAACAAAATTAAATTCAAATCAGTACCTTTTTGGTAATAAAGGAGTAGTATGGACAAATACAGTACACATCGCTCAGTCTGGAGATGCAGTAACGCTTTGTGGTACACCAATGTTGTCCAGCAACTGGGCGTCCATTGAGGGAGTGAAGGAAGCGGGTTGTCCAGCTTGTCTGGCTAAAGTGAATGCCAATTAGTTTAGGCAGAGTTTTGTCCCGAAATTTAGTATATAATAATTAAAATAAAAAAACAAACAGTTATGTCAGAAGTAAAAACAGGTAAAAGAGGTCGTCCAGTAGTAGCTGGATCAGCTCGTCAAGCAAGATTAGATGCGCGTGCTCAAAGAGCAGCTCAAGGTTTATCAATTGGTAGAGGTCGTCCAGCTAGCCAGACAAGTGCTCGCCAAGCTAAGCTAGCCGCGAAGGCAGCTAAGATCGCTGCGGGTATTGAGATCAAGCGTGGCGCACCGAAAAAAACTAAATCTGAGCCAGTGATGGCTTAGTGGGTTAGGAGTAGCCCGGACCCCAGACCTGTTGGTGTGGAATGGGGTCCATTTTTTTATTATTAAATTAAAGTTATGAGTAAAGTATTTTATATTAAAGAGACAATTTTGAGTTTTTTATTAACGTTCATATTTGGTATGCGTACGCAAATGGGCGAACCGATCAACTTGGAGTACGGTGTTGAACAACCTAAGCACACATACGTCCCTAGTGACCGTCCAGCAGACCAGTTTGTCTGGATGCGTGAGTTGAGAGTGAGTAGTCTGCATGGAGTAAAGCAGAATGTTCATTTGGAAGGCTAAACAATCGTTCCTACATTTACGTTATAAAATTAAAATTAAAATTATGGCTACAAGATCTTTAATCGGAATTAAGTTGAACGACAACATAGTGAAAACAATTTATTGCCACTGGGATGGTTACCCAGAGCATAATGGTAAGTTGCTAGTGGAAAACTACAATACGCCCGCAGCAATATTAGGGTTATTGGAGCTAGGGGACCTAAGTACACTGGGGGAAACACCAGCTAAATGCTCAGCTTACCACCGCGATCGAAATGAACCGTATGGTATGGTTGAAGCCAGAGACATGGATGGAAGTACACTTATAGAGGATGCAGTGAATGATTATGGAGTAGATTACGTGTACGTTTATAATGACGAATTTGAATGGGAATGCTATAGATATAATTACTCAGGAGGCACCCCAATAGAAATATTGAGCAATATAGCTCTAAATTAGGTTCATACTTTTAATTTTTAATGGTGAGCGAGCTGGGTTTCTACCCGGCTCAATTGCTGTCTGGACTGGCACGGTACCAGTCGTACATTGACGGTATAAAATTAAACGATATGAATACAGTAGATGATGTGATTAAAGCGTTACTAGAGAACCTCGAGTACGCATACAAACTCAAGTACGAGGGTGAAAACGAGATGCAGGATCTGGGTAGCCTGCTGGATAGCCTAAGCGATCAGTTCAGGTAGATGGGGTGGGGCAAAACCCCACTCATATATTCACGGTATAAAATTAATAATATGAACAAGAAAGAAATTAAAAGCGCAATTAATAAAGCAGCGTACGCGTTTGCTGAGTCAATGGGATATGAAGTACACGATGACGAGGGTGATGGTACCGTATCATTCGTCCCACACGAGTACACAACCATAGACGATACGATCACTTGGCATCGCAGTTACTATGAGACATGTGTGTTGAACTGGTCCAGTGATAAAACCAAAGCGGACGCTGAAGCGATTGACCAACACATGGCTCCAATAATTAAACATTATAGTGATCTATACATTAGTAAGCTATAACGTGTCATGGCATAGCCATGATCGTATATTCACGGTATAAAAATAATAAGATATGATAATAAAATTATTAGCAGTATTAGGTGTATTAGTAGTAGCAACAATAATATCATTCGCTATAGCATTACTAATGATAATAGTAGATGATAAAATAAACAATTAATAATATGAGCAAATTAACATTTACAGACGGTGAGTCATTCGATTTAAGTGGTCCATTACGTTTAGAAGAACGATACGATGGATGGTATGTGTTGGGAAACAATAAAATGATACCCGTGGCTAGTCAAGACGCAGGTAATAAATTAATAACACAATTAAACAATTAAATATGAACGTAAACGAATTAATGAACATGAATGACATGTACTATGTAGGCAACCTAGTAGATGTAGATGGTAATGGGTGGGTAAGTAAAGCCGAGGCGATTGAGATACTGAATGAATTAGGTATGGGTGAAGACAATAATAATGAAGGCGGCTACGGTGATGAATCACCTGCTGAATACAAACGTATGATGGACGAGGTAAAATTAAATAAATAATAACCAGTATATGCAAACATTACTATTAACATTGATATTCATCGGTATTTACAGTGTAATTAAGATTATCGTGCTAGAGTACGATCATACAAAAAATATGCACGAGTAGCGCGTTGTACAAAAAAGTGACGACAGACGAAAGTTTGTCGTTGCTAGCGGATCGATAGCGGGGCGTGCGCGGTCTGATCCCATGCCAATTGCGGTCCATCGACGGCGCGCACAAAAAAAGAACGCACCCGGTGTATTCTCAACAGAAATACGATCTCTACGCCCCGACAGTATATACGCATATCCGCGTTTCCATTTAACCCCTTTTGCACCACCTTTGTAAAGCCCCAAAATCTCTTTTAATACACCTTTTTGCGTCGGCAAAAGTATATATTTATATTTACTACTATGAGGACGGATAAAACGATAATAGACAGACGAACGAACAAATTATTTAACGTGCGCAAGATCATTAAAAACAACCAGTGTTGTTTGATTTGTTTACGTCGTGCGAGTGGAACTACTAAAAAATACAAAACATATTGCTAAAATGAAAAAATACACCGGTGAAATATTATTAACTAAAGAAGCATTTGAAATATACGCGCGTCAATTACGTGAGGAAACAGCTAAACAACACGGAATGACATTAGAGGAATGGGATGCCGCCGTACTACAACAAGGTGTTGTACAACAAATACACGATCATATATCGGGGTCGATGGAATAGCGGTTACGGCACGACTCTTACCTATATTTCCCAGCATAAAATAAATAAATAAGTTATGAAACGTATTACATCCGATGAATTAAATACTGGATTATATGAGATGGTCGATAATACCGATCCTTTCGTGTGTCAGAAATCTAATTATTATACTTCTCACCCCGATCCACTCGACCCAAAATGGGATGTTATTACTTATTATCGCTTGCTTAGTGATCAAGCTCCCACATATATGCGTAAATATGTTGACGGTGTTGGTATAAGATTTGATAATAAGACCGATAACAGTTGGTTTGAGGACCTAAAAAACTTGGATTTCTAGTATATACGTATAAGAGTAGGATTAGTGGAGGTACAAGCAACTTGAGCAGGAAATTTAAAGGTTAATATTTATAGGTATGACAAAACATTACAAAATAAAGTTAGAAGACAAAGCAGCGTTAATTAATAAACTTGAGCGCGTTGGGGTAAAAGTGGATAGCTTTGATATTAAAAATGATAAGTTAGACGACACGTTTGAATTTACTGTTAGTGACCCAATTGCAATTAAAACCATAGATACTATTTTAAGTCAATCACCTAAAATTAATCAGGTCAAAGAGCAACTTAAAGCAATGATTCGAGAAGAATTAAAATCATTTAGAAATAAAGAGTAACCAAAAGTTACTCTTCTTCTTTGGAAATATAAAAAATCTTTCGTAACTTCCACCTACGTTTGGTTTGAACGGGTTGGATGGAAAAAACGTAAAGGGTAGCAGGAACAGCGGGAACGGAAAAACACATATATTTATATATAAACATATACTATGAGATACAAAAATAACGTATTAGACAGATTAATGACTTTAGGTACTGCTGTAAACCGTATTGACGTTTTAGTTAATAGAGGAGGTACACAAGAACAAGTTAATGAGGCTATCGAAAAAACAAAAGATGCTATTGAAGGCATTCGTGAAATTATCGCTGTTGAACCTGATGATTTTGAACAACAATTTGCTCCACGTCAATAATATTTACTATGACAATTTTTTTATGGGTACTTGGTATCCATCTATTTGAAGTTATATTAATTGGATTTTATTTATTGTTTCGTAGAAACAGTGCTTTAGAAAAAATTGCTACTCAACAACAAGAATATATTAATGCAATTAGTATTGTAATTCAAAATTCTGATGAAACTTTAAGAGAAATGGAAATAGCTGGTGCTATGGAGGCAGACGATGAAGTTGGTGTATTTTTTAGAAATTTAAAAGAAATACAAACCCAATTAAATCAGTTTAACACTTATAGAAACTAGTTTGGTTACGTTCCTTTCTTTTCGTATCATGTCTATTAAAAATAAGACAACAGATGGCATACTATGAAGAAGATTACGATTACGATATATTCGGTGATGATGACGAAACTATAGCGTTAACTAAACGCGGTAAACCTCGTAAACGTAAACCAAAAGAACCAAGAATTTATTTTACTCAAGATACTGAGGATGCTATTGTAGAGTATCTTATTACTGAGGATATGGCTGAGCGTAATCGCATTTATAATGATCGTATTAAATACGGTTTTTATAAATTAGCAGAAAATATTATCCATACATTTAAGTTCTATTATACCGATACGGATACAATTGAAGAACTAAAGCATGAAGTTATTACTTTTTTGCTTGAAAAATTACACTTATATAAGGCTGAAAAGGGTAAGGCATTTAGTTACTTTGGTACTATTGCTAAACGTTACCTTATTGTTTATAATGAGAATAACTACAAGAAATTACAAGAAAAAGCTGATGTAGAAGACATAGATGAGGATAAAACCCAACTATATGAGTCTATGGATGCTATTGATGAAATGCACTCTCCAAATTTATTCATCAACCAGTATATAATGTATATCGATAAACACATCCATACATTATTTCCCAAACAACATGATGCTCAGACAGCAGATGCTATTATTGAATTATTTCGCAAACGTGAAACACTAGAAATATTTAATAAAAAAGCATTATACATTTACATTCGTGAAATGACAGATGTATCAACCCCTCAGATTACTAAAATTATTAAAAAGTTAGACACACTGCGTGTTCGACTATATAATGAATATTATGAGCATGGGTATATAAAGATTTAATTACTTATATTTATACGTAAACGCATTTTATGGCTAATTTTGACGATGTAACCGTATTTGACGGTATGTCTTTATCGGATTTATTTAAGAAAATACATAAGAATAATAAAGATATTGACAAACAGATTGGTGAATTTATTGATACTATGAAGCCTATGGCAACATCTAACGCGGGTTCCGCGGTAATGTTAATGCCTACTGTTAAAGATTTAATTGATGTTAATGTAAAAAATAATGAACAATTAATTAAAATGGCCGCTATCGCACAACGTGCAGCAACTATTAATGCTAATTCAGGGCAAGATTTAATTAATATGGATGAAATAACTGCTTTATTAGAAGAACAAAAAGCAATAGAGGAAGAAGGTAAGAAGTTATTAGAACAATCTCCTCAAAAACAACAAATACAATACGAAACTACTAAGTAATGTCTTTATCAATACGAACAGGTATAAGTAATCAAACTGCAGGAACTAGCAAATCATCAGTAGTTTCTTCTGTTTTACAAACCCCTTCTCTTCAAGTAGGTAAGGTAATGGGTGTTGTTACTACTAATAATACTCCAACCCCTAAACAATTTGAAAAGGTGGGTGGATATAATTCACCTGGAACTGTATTTTATTTAGATTATAATAAATCAAAAAATATTGATCCTAAGATCACTGATGATTATTTAGATAGATGTGATATAGCTAAACCCTTATTCCCTCAATTTTGTTATTATCCATTATTAGGAGAATTAATTTATATAATTGAATTGCCATCTCCAGCCTCTCAGTTAGTTGAATCAGCACCCGAAAAATATTATGTTAATGCTATAAATTTGTGGAGTGATAGTCAAGTTAACTCTCAAACATCAAATGCAAAAGCTCCTTTAGGTAAAACTTTTATAGAAGATGCTAATATAAGAAATATTTTAAATTATGAAGGTGATCATATAATACAGGGCAGAAAAGGAAATTCAATTCGTTTTGGAACTACTGTAAGAGTAGCTTCGAATAGAAATGAATGGTCTGATATTGGAACTGAAGGATATCCTATTACTATTATTTCTAATGGTCACAAATACGATAAGAATAAAGATTTTTATATTGAACAAATTAATGAAGATGATTCTTCACTTTATTTAACATCTAATCAAATTATACCTTTAAAAGTAGAAGTTAAAGATCCTTTAAATCCAATTACTCTTCCTGAAAGTGTAGGAGATTATTCAAATTCTCAAGCTATATTAACTGCTGGAAGAGTTATATTAAACTCTAAATTTGATGAAGTAATGATATTTGCTTCTACTAATATTGAAATTAGTACAAATAACTATATCAATTTAAATGGTGGAAGAGTTTATATCAATGTTAAAGGAGATGCTGTTCCTAAAGGCCCTAATCCTAAAATTATCCTAGGAACCCGTTCTGATAATTCTCCAGCATCTGAACCTTTATTATTAGGTGGAAAAACTGGTGACTTTTTATTATCTTTAATATCAGCACTAGATGCATTTGCACTTTCACTTACAGCAACATCTACAAATGCTAGTGGTAGTCCTTTAGCTAAAGTTCAAGGATCAGCTGAGGCTTTACAAGCCCAATTAAAACCACTTTATGATAAGATTGAAACTTTAAAATCAAATACAACCTTTACAATATAATGGCTGATTTACAATCGAACATATCATCTTTAGTCCCTAGTGGTATAACAAATACGTTATCACAAATTCAAAATCCACAATCCTTTGGAGATCAATTATTAGACAATGCTAAAAAACAGGTTATAAATGCTGCCTTAGGTATTGTTCAAAAATTAAAAGATGAAATTCAAAAAACAATTTTAAGAAAAATTGAATTTGAAAAAAAACATATCCAAAAATTACTTGAATTATCTAAACAAAATATAGGTACAACAACATATGATTTTGGACGTGTAATTGAAACTCCTCCTACTCTATCAGATGAAGAATACCAAGCTGCTGTTGCTTTAGAAAATTTTAGTTATGAAAGAGAAAAATTAATAATTGATAAAAATTTAAAAGGATTAAAAGATAGATTACAAAAAATCTTACTAGATCCTTTTATTAAAATTAAAACAGAATACGTTGAATTTAAAGGAAAAGTAGCTGGGAAAAAACTAAATAGAGAAACTTTAAAACAGTTATATAAATCTGAAAAAGTCCAACAGTTATTAAAAAATGTATTTAAGGGTTTAGTACAAATAACAGCATCTTTATTAACAGGAGAATTAATTAAAGTTATAGCTAATAGTGCTGAACTTCAAGAATTAGTAGATAAAACAAATGAAATTATTGATAATGCAGTAACATTACCTCAATTAAACCAAGCTAGAGTAGCTAGAAATGGAGCTATTAGTACTATAAATAGACAAGAAAGTAGAATTAAAGCTATATTAACGGTATTAAACACATTAAACGTTATATTAACAATATTTGGAGTATTAACAGCAATCTTAAATATAATACCTGTACCTTCTCCTTTAGGTGTTCTAGCAAAACCAGCAACTATTAAATGGGCTAATGCTAAAGAAATTCGTGACGGTATAGGTATAACAGTTTCTATATTAATACCTATGTTAACTTCTGCTATTGCTATATTAGAAGATTTAAAAAGACAATTACGTGAAATTAATCAAAAAATTGAAGATAAAACATTAGACTTATTAGATGATAATGCATTGTTTGATTATATAACACAAATTACATTATCTAGCGAAAATCCAATATCTGATATTAATCGTAGATCAGATGAATCTGATAGTGAATATGCTGATAGATTACGTAATTCACCAACACTATTAAATTTATTAGCAAAACAAAACCCAGAAGTAAGTACAACTTCGTTACAAGATACTCTTGATAATTCCTCTTTATCAACATTAAATGGTCTTGTTAACAAAGTTCTTCCTGTTAATAATAGTAATATAATTGGAAGTTATAAAGGATTTACATTTGTTCTTAAAAAAGAAGATGATCCTAAATTTGTAGTTAAAGGAAATAAACGCCATTATGCTGTAGCCGTTAATACTAAAGGTTTAGAACAATTAAAAAGTGATTATTCATTTACATTAGACCCACAACAACTGATAAGTCAATTGAAATTACAAATTGATAATCAAAATTTACAAGGATAAAATATTTATAATTATGAACACAAAAGCATTTAAAAGATTAATTAAAGAAGCCGTAATCGATGCTATTCATGAAGAATTACCATACATTCTTGAAGAGCACATGGCTAAACAAGAGAAAAAAGCATTACGTGAGAATCGTACAATGTCGTTTACAAGTAATGATGTAGCACCTAACCCTGCTTTACGCGCTCAATTAGCAAGTAAAATGGGATCTATGTTAGGTTATGATCAAGTTCCACAACAAGGTGGATTACAAGTAGATGCTACAGGTGGTAACCCATTTGCTGCTTTTATAGCAGATGCTGCTAATAACATGACTGCTCAAGATAAAGCAGGATTAAGTAATTTAGGATAATATGCCAATACCTCAAACGATACGAGTAAATCCACTAGATTTACAAAAGAATATTGTAATTGGGGTATCATTACCCTTTAATGCTAAAGGCGTATTTAATAAAACATATAGTACTAAAGAACAAATTAAATCTAATTTGATTAATTTATTACTAACAGATAAAGGCGAAAGAATAATGAATCCTGAATTTGGAGCGGATTTAAGAAAATCATTATTTGAAAATATGACCAATGATAGTACAGAGTTATTAAGAATTAAGATAATAGACGCTATTAGTATTTTTATTCCTGAAGTAGAATTAGGTAATATAGATATTAAAAATGATTTTGATTATAATACTTTAAGTGTAACTATAAATTATCGTTTAAGAATTTCAAACGAACCCGATCAAGTAACTGTACAATTTATATAATAATGACCCAAGATAAGAATATATCATATTTAAATAAAGATTTTAGCACATTTAAAGCTAATTTAATAAATTATGCTAAAACATATTTCCCAACAGCATACAATGACTTTTCAGATGCTAACCCTGGAGCTATGTTTATTGAAATGGCTTCATATGTTGGTGATGTAATGTCATTCTATCTTGATAATCAAGTACAAGAAAACTATTTATTATACGCTAAAGAAAAAGAAAATTTATATGCTATGTCTTATGTTTTGGGTTATAGACCTAAAGCATCATATGCTTCTTCTACTACAGTTGATATTTTTCAATTAATGCCTTCTACAGTAATAAATAATGCTGTTGTTCCTGATACTAATTATGGATTAATTATCCCCACAAATACTACATTAACATCAGTATCTACAGGAACTAAATTTCTAACTACTGAACAAGTAGATTTTAGTGATATTACAAACGCTACTATTACCTTTTATGATACAAGTAATTTTCTAGTAAAAAAATCAGTACCTGTTATATCAGCTGAAATTAAATCCACTACTTTTTCTTTTAGTAATCCAACTAAATTTTCTACAGTTAATGTTACTGATTCTAACATTTTACAAATTTTAGATGTAACAGATAGTGATGGTAACTTGTGGTATGAGGTTCCATATTTAGCTCAATCTACAATTTATGATAGAATAGCTAACCCAACCTATAATTCAGATCAAGTTCCTTATTTATTAAAATTAAAACGTACTCCACGTAGATTTGTTTCAAGATTATTATCTGATAATAGCTTGCAATTAGAATTTGGAGCTGGAGTTTCTGATAAATCTGATGATAATATAATTCCAACCCCAGACAATATTCAATTAGGTTTAGTACCTGGTATATCAAACCTATTAGATAATTATAATCAAACATCTATATTTTATACTCAAGAATATGGATTAGCTCCTTCAAATACAACTTTAACAGTACGTTATTTAACAGGTGGAGGTATAACTTCAAACGTACCTGCTAATGATTTAACAAATATTGATATTTCAGGAGTTTATTTTAAATCAGGAATTATAGATGATACTGTTAAAAATAGTGTAGTATCTACAAATCCAACACCATCTTCAGGTGGTAGAAGTGCTGATGAGATAGAAGAAATTAGAAATAATGCTTTATACGCCCATTCATCTCAATTACGTGCTGTAACTAAAAATGATTATATTGTAAGAGCATTATCACTACCTTCAGATTATGGTAGTATATCTAAAGTATATGTTAGTCAAGATTTAAGTATTAACCCTCAATCTACAACAGCACCAACAGCAGTTTCTAATCCATTAGCATTAGATATGTATATTTTAGCCTATAATTCAAATAAAAATTTAATTGCAGCTACAACTACTTTAAAACAAAACTTAGCTACTTATTTGAATGAATATAGAATGGTTACTGATGCTATTAATATTAAAGATGCTTTTTATATCAATATAGGAATTAATTTTGATATTACTATAGTAGGTGGATTTAATAACCAACTTGTATTACAAGATTGTTCTAATGCTTTAAAAAACTATTTCAATACAGACAATTGGCAAATAAATCAACCAATTATACTATCAGAAATTATGATTACTCTCTTACAAACAAAAGGAGTACAATCTGTAGTTAAGCTAGAAGTAGTAAATAAACAAGATATTACTGGAGTTACTTATTCTACTTTAGGATATGATATTTCAGGGGCTACTAGAAATGGCAATATATATCCATCAGCAGATCCTTCAATTTTTGAAGTTAGATATCCTGATACAGATATTCAAGGTAGAGTTGTAACTTATTAAAAATAAAAATTAAAAGTATGTTGTTAAAGAAAGGTGATAATAACGAACAAGTAAAACAATTACAAACTAAATTAGGTATTGATCCTATTGGTAATTTTGGTCCTAAAACAGAAGAAGCAGTTAAAGCATTTCAATTAAAAAACGGTTTAACTCCTGATGGTATTGTAGGTGATGGTACATGGAACAAAATCATGGAAAGTACTACTACAACAGCCCCAGCAGTAACTACTCCACAACCTTCTCCTGTAGCTAATATAGGTGGTTTAAAGTTAGATAAATTAAAAGGTCATATTCCTGATGCTGTAATAGCAATGATTCCTGATACTGCAGCTAAATTTGGTATTAATACACCTTTACGTCTAGCTCATTTCTTAGCTCAATGTGGTCATGAATCAGGTGGTTTTCGTTTAACACAAGAAAACCTAAATTATTCTGCAAAAGGTTTAAATGGTATCTTTAAAAAATATTTTCCAACAGAAGCCGCAGCTGCCCCTTATAATAGAAACCCACAAAAAATTGCTAACAAAGTTTACTCTAATAGAATGGGTAATGGTTCTGAAGCAAGCGGTGATGGATATAAATTTAGAGGCCGTGGTTATATCCAGTTAACTGGTAAAGATAACTATACAGCGTTTGGTAAATCAATTGGTGTAGATATGACAATTAATCCTGATTTAGTAGCATCTCAATATGCATTATTATCAGCAGCATGGTTCTTTACTAAGAACAATTTACATAAAATGGCAGATGGTGGTGCTACTGATGCCGTGGTAACATCTATTACTAAAAGAGTTAATGGTGGTACTATTGGTCTTGCTGATAGAATTAAACACTTTAAAGAATATTATCATTTATTGGCATAAAATAGTTTGGTAGTTAACATATTTATATGTAGTAATTACTAACTATGGCAATTTATAAAATATTCCCTGAAAAGAGTGCTACTTTATATTCATTCTATCCAACAGTTAATACGGGGTTAGACGAAATATTAGAGATTAGCTCTTATTATTCTATTAACGATACTGATGAAGTATCACGTGCTATTATTAAATTCCCTTCTGCTCAAATAAACGAAATACTTACTAGCAAAGTAGGTAATAATAATTTTGATGTATATTTGAAGTTATATTTAGCTAACGCTTCATCCATACCTTTAAACTATACTTTACATTCACACCCATTAGCTTCTGATTGGAATATGGGTACCGGTCGATTAGGTAATTCCCCAATCACTACAGATGGTGCAAGTTGGAAATACATAGATCAAGATAGTGGCAGTAGATGGTTTACTAATGGATCATTTCCTGCAGGTACAACAGGTTCTTATGTAAGTAGTAGTAGTGCAACCGCAGGTGGTGGTTTATGGTATTCAGGATCTATATATGAAGCTTCTCAATCATTTACACATTTAACTTCTAAGGATATTGAGTTAAAAGTATCTAATGCTGTAAAAGCTTGGAATAGTGGTTCACTACCTAATTATGGTTTTATTCTAAAACATAGTTCATCTATAGAATTTACATCTCAGTCTAAATTCGAAACAAAATACTTCTCAGGAAATACTCATACAATTTATCCTCCATGTTTAGAAATTAGATGGGATGATTCATCATATTACACCGGTTCAATAGCTATAGTTAGTTCAAGTTTATTTGTAGCTACCTTAGGCAATAACAAAAATGAATATCAACAAGATTCAGTACAACGTTTTAGAGTAAATGTTAGAGATCAATTTCCAACTAGAAGATTTCAAACAACTTCACTTTATTTAGATAACAAAGCTTTACCTACTTCTTCATATTGGTCAATAAAGGACTTGGATACCGAAGAAATTGTCGTAGATTACGACACAAACTATACTAAAATTAGCTATGATGCTAGTGGTAGTTATTTTGACGTTTATATGAATGGGTTAGAACCTGAACGTTATTATAAATTATTATTTAAAACTGTGTTAGCTAACGGTGAAACAGTTATATCTGATAATAATTACTATTTTAAAGTTATAAGATAATGTCTCGTATACCATTAGAGAAAACAGTATTTGATAAAGATGCTTTCGATAAAGTAGTTAATAGGCAATTTAGCCAATTACCTCCTGCCGTTCAGGTAGATACACAGGATGCTGCTACACCATCTTTTACAATAGAAGATTTTTTAGCCTTGTTTAATTCTTTATATGATCTTCTACCAGAAGATATTTTAAGACAATTGTTAGAAAGAATAGCAGGTACTTTAGAAGTAAGAATAGATGATACAGATATTCAAGCATTATTAGATGAAATTACTTCATTAAGACAACAATTAGTAGAAATACAAACCACAGTGAACGCTGCAAGACAGGGTTCTCAACAGCAATAAGATAATGGCAGATAATATTAAAATAGTAGGTAGTATTCTAAGTACAAGTCAAGTTTCACGTTATGAAACAGATGACTTAAGGTTAATTACTTCTTTAAATATTAAAAAGAATTTTGACCCTTTTAATGATTATATAGAATATCATGTTTATGATATTACAAACAATCCCTTAGAAGATAATTATAATTACCGTAGCTATAAGTTACCCACAGATGAATCTTTAAATCCAGGAATAACTCCAGATTTAAATATAACAAATCAAACTGCTACAGGTGAACAAGTAGGTACTGTATCTAATTTAAGCACAACTTCTTCAACATATCCTGTTATTGAAATTGATCCTGTACAAGATTTACAAAATTTAGGTTATTCATCAGGTGAGTTTAAGGTTCAATATAATATATTTAAAAACAAAATTTCAAGCTACCCATCAGCAGAATTATTCATTAAAGAAATTTCTCCTGATAGAACGGAAATTAGAGTTGGATCTGTTGTTTTAACTAATGATCAAATTGAAACAGGTTCTCTTGCTTTAATAGAATCTTATACTACATCTTCTATTTTCGATCCATTCCTTTTAAATTTTAGTAATAATATACAAGAACTTGTTACTAATGTTGTTTTAAATAGAGTTGATACTGGATATGAAATATTATTTAAATTATATAATACTTTAGATGATTCTATTACTGAAAAATCATCATTATGGGTAGTAGAAGAAATTTCAACACCATATGTTTTTGATATCAATCTTGATGCTATATTATCTGCACCAACAGGTAGTACATTAAGAGGACCTAATTTTAGCAATATATCAAGATTTGGTCTAAATTCAACAGATGGACCTTATGAAAACCAGTTTGCAAATGATCAAGAAGGATTATTTAAATTAAATAATTCTCAAAGTATTGATATTAATATAAATTATGGTGGGAACGGAAGTGGTGAAAGTGGGTTTGGTAGTTTTGTAACGTTTGGATCTGCTTTATCACGTGTACAAAATTTCTATACTAAAGTACAACAAATTGAAAACTATAATAATCTTATAGCTCAATACCCAACTTATAACTTAATAAGTGGTAGTTTTTCAGGTAGTTTTTCTAGCAGTTTACAAGCAGAAATAAACACATATTCTGCTAGTATTAATAGTATTATTTCTAATTTTGATGGGTTTGAAAATTATTTATATTTTGAATCAGGTAGTTTAGTTTCAACAACTCAATATGGAATTACCCCCTACCCTAAATCAGGAAGTTATAAACCATATGTTTTATTATCCACAACATCATCAACAGCAGGTATTTGGTATGCATCCTCATCTCTAAATGCTGAAAACTATGACCTAAATAATGTTGATTACTTTAAATATTCAGTACCAGGCTATGTAATAGATGATCCAGATAATGCAAATTATGTAACCTTCTTAAATATGATGGGTCAGTTTTTTGACAATATATGGATATATATAAAAACAATTCCTGAAATAAATTTAGCTAATAATAATTTAGAGATTGGTATTTCTAAAGATCTTGTATATAACATGTTACAATCTTTAGGAGTGAGTGTATTTAATAGTTTTGGTAATCAAAGCATTGCCAATTATTTATTAGGTGCTAATACAGGTAGTGCTTCATATAGTGGATCATTAAATGATTTTTCTGCTACAGGTAGTTATATAAATAACATATCTAAAAAAGATATTTTAGCAGAATCATACAAACGCATTTACCATAACTTACCTCTATTATTACAACGTAAAGGTACAGTTGCTGGTTTAAGAACATTATTATCTACATTCGGTATACCAAACCAAGATCACTACACAATTTCAGGTTCTACTTATTATACCCCTACTGGTAGTGCATTAACAAGTAGTATTTTAAATGTAAAAGAATTTGGTGGTTCTACAACTGAAGGATTATTAGCAGGTTATAATAATGATAAAGTTAGAATTATTGATAATGTTACTGCAAGTGTAGCTGGTACTTTTGGAAGTGTTTTATCACCTTATACAAGTATATTACAATATACCACTGCCTCATCTAATTTTAGAACAGCAGATGAACATTATGTTGATATATCTTTTTCTCCTCAAACACAGTTAGATACATATGTTTCTAAATCTATTTCATCTGTTAATACTAATTGGTCAATAGATGATTATATAGGTAATCCTCAACAATTATATAGTGGTTCTTATGAAGATTTAAATGCTCAACGAAAAATTTATTTTGTTGATGGCACTGGTTCATATGCTGGATTTACAGGTTCACTTTTAGATTATAATGGGTTTATTCGCTTAATTCAGTTCTTCGATAATTCAATGTTTAAAATGTTAGAAGATTATGTTCCTGCAAGAACTAGTCTTTCAACAGGTGTTACTATTAATTCTCCTGTTTTAGAGAGAAATAAATGGTCTTATGCACAACCTACTGCTAATAATGAATTAGAAAAAGATGGTAGCGTTGTGGCTCCTGTTTTTAAATCTGTATATGATCCATTCTATTATGATTTATCTGGAAGTAAAGTATCTTATATAAATGGAGAAATTCCTGGATCTGAAATCAATGTATATGATGATTATTTTGTAGCAAGTAATAAAAACCCATGGTTAGGTAATTTACAATATACATCATCAAATGCTTTTCAACCACAAGTCTCATCATCAAATCCTTTTCCTGTATTTGGATATAAATTTATATATGAAACTAGTGCTAGCTTAGCTAATATTTTTATTCCAGAAGTAACAGCTTCATTTACTTCTTCTGCATCTACACAATCTCTTAGCACAAACAATATAACATTTGTAGTAACAGCTTCTAATTTAACTAATACATCTAATATAATATATGTACCAACAGGCTCAACAGCTGAAAACACAATTCAAAACATTTCAGTTGCTTTAAACTTTAGTAGATCTTTAGCACCTTATAGCAGTTCATTACAAAACATATCCTCAAGTGTATCAGCTTCAGGATTGTTATATACAGTAGGTACTTATGGAACATTACCAGGCAATACAAAACCAAAAATGCCTGATTATAATGATTTTATACATTCAGATTTTAACGTAATGTTAAATAATGTATCTACTAGTTTGTATTCAACATCAAGAAAAACTTTAGAAATATCAGGTAGTTCTCAAATTATTGGAAGTGGATCTTTCCCTCTATTAGTAACATCTTCATTACAAGATTCTTATTTATCGTTATCTTCATACATACTACCACGTTATAGTGGTTCTAAAACGTATAGCGCCAAATATAATACATACACTGATGGAGATCAATCATATGGTAAATCAGCAGCAATTGATAGATATGTTAGAAAATTTGGTTTGTTTACTCAAGTTGTAAGTAGTTCATTCTTTAATAGTCGTAACTTAGTTGCTCTAAAATACCTAGTAGATGAAAGTGGTAGTTTAACTGAATTAAGTCAAACACCAACTTCAAGTATAGATAGCAATTGGTCTGAAGTTCAAAATACATTTAAATTAGGTTCAAATCCAACTGTTGCTTTATTTGATAACCAACAATATAGTGATCAGAAAAAAACAGATGGTCCTAAATCTGTATTTGATAGTGGGTATTCTTACTATCCAACATTATACTATAGTACAGGTTCTACAAAATTATATTTTCAATATATTGGAGTAGGTACTTCAATTTTATTCCGTAGTAATAATAATAATGGATTTATAAATGGGGGATCAACTAATCAGTATGCTCCTAGTGGTGGGTTTGTATATAATGCCTTTAATAATATTGATGGTACGTACGATGGTCGTATTTACTATAACTTAGGTGTTACTGGAAGTTTCCCTTTCTATTCAGCATCACAGAATATTACTATGGATTTCTCAGCAAACTTTGGTGTTAATATTCAGTTTGGTTCTTTTCCACAAAGTGCTTCTTATACTTTTAGCATAATATCTGGTAGTACAACGTTAGCTTCTCAAACAAAAACATTCACATCATCTTTAGGAAATTTATCCTCAGTACTTGATTTTAATGTAACTAGTTCTTATACTAACTTTAATCCTGGAGACAAAATATTTTTTAGATTAGCACAATCAATATCTACAGGATCCTATACAGCATCTTTACTTAACACCGGGGATAGAACACCATATACAGGATTAAAAAATACAATTTCTACAGCAACTACAGGTATAAATCCGTTTGCTACTAGCTCTGCTGCTCCGTTTATATCATCTTCTAATGGTACTGATACATTATATTTAAATGAAAGTTTATCTAGTTTTAAAGATTATTTGTATTTATCCCAAACTAGCTCCGCTGATTTACACCCAACTTATGGAAACATAGACTATACTTTTACACCTAAGGTTGGAGATGTGCTTCTTCTTTATTATAATAACAATACACAAGTACAAGAACTTAATATAGTATCAGCTATTAAGAATTCATCAATTTTGGAATTAAAAGTTTCACCAAATTTGGCAAGTACTTTATCGGTATCTTCTTATACTAATAATACAATAAATAAACTATTATTACTATCTAAAATACCAGATGAAACTAATATTAACTTATCTTTTGATAAAGAAGACGGACAAACATCATATGGGTTTGTAATACCTGATAACTTATCACCAGAAGTATTGAAAAATATTGATACAATTGCAAGACAAGTAAAACAAAAATTATTAAGTAGCGGAAACGCAATATAAAATTTAACAAATCAATATATTTATAATATATACAACATAAAGAACTATGGCAATTTTAAATCCTACATTCGTAACAGTAGATGCAATATTAACCACTAAGGGCCGTGAATTGTTGGCTCGTAATGATGGTTCATTTCAAATTACGCAATTTTCATTAGCTGACGATGAGATTGATTATACTTTATACAATCCAAATCATCCATCAGGATCTGCTTATTACGGTGAAGCAATTGAAAACATGCCTGTAATTGAAGCATACCCAGACGATTCACAAATTATGCGTTACAAGCTAGTAACATTACCTCGTGGTACATCACGTTTACCAGTTATTAATGTTGGATATAGCAGCATTACTTTACGTCAAGGTGCTTCATTAACAATTACTCCACAAACACTTAATTACTTAGGTGCTACAAGTACATTTGAAGCAAACGGATATATTGTAACTGTTTCTGATTCAAGATTATTATCTTCATTTGCAGGAACAGGTATCACAGTAACAACACCAGGAATTACAGATTTAAATACAACTTCAGGTGCCGTGTTATCGTCAAGCCAAATTGGTACTTCATTTACAATAACAGGTACTACAATCAATACTTTATTTGGAACTAGTTTGTCTACCTTAACAACTACACTTACCGTGATTGGTAGAGATAGTGGTGCTAGAATTACTATACCATTAAACATTCAAAAAGTAGCCACAGTTTAAAATAATATAAACAATGTCATTTACAAGATATAATACAGACGATTCAGTAGTAAGCGCCGAAACAGTAGTGCGTGGTTTATGGAGTGGAGATAACTACACATTAAATACATTTTTTACATCTAGTAACTACACAGAGTACTATGTAGATATTTTTGATAGTAATTTTAACACTTCAACATCAGCTTCAGTTCAATTTAGTTTACAATTTGGACATGTAAGTGGATCAGGTTCAGCTCCTATTAACAGTGCTGTAGTTGGGTATTCTCCATCTCGTGTTGTGTATGGTCAATATAGAAATTTAGTTTACGGTACTGAAACAACAAATTTTAGCTTTGATAATGGTTCAACTACATCAAATGCTATTTATGTTATTAACGTTTCTAGAGCTCGTTATAAAGAATCTTTATTACCTGGTTCTTTAAATATGACTTTAGCAGGTGCTAGTGGTTCATTTAGATACACAGATGATAGCGGTACTACAAATTTAACTCGTTTTATTGGTGAAAATAGATATTATAATATCATTAGTGGAAGTAATGGTTCTTACTTTACATCAGGAACTCCAAACAAATATTATGGTTTGTTCTTCCCAGATTTAGATATTATTGTTTTAGATGCTAACGCATTAACAGGAAGTTTAACACCAGGAATTGCTTATAGTAATTCAACTACAACAGTTTATAACAATTTGAATATTTGGAGAGCATTAGTTTCTGGTTCTAATTTCCAAATGAAATCATCTGAAACTATTTCAGCACGTTATTTCTTTACACGTATTAAAAATAATGAATATAATTATACTACTAACCCATCAGTAATAGATGAAAATGGTAATTTATTATATACAACATTGATTAATAATCCTCAAACATATATTACAACAGTAGGTATGTATAACGATAATAACGAATTATTAGCTGTAGCTAAATTATCAAAACCATTAGTAAAAGATTTTACTAAAGAAGCATTAATCAGAGTGAAGTTAGATTACTAATCATGTATGTCATCATTCAAACAACTAAACAAATCAGACGTTACGCACGTTGCTTATGCAGCTAATAAGCAATGGGACTTAATTACTTCTTGTTATCCAACTTCCTCAGAATATATAACTATTTACAAAGGAACTAATGTAACAGGTAGTTTTGACTTTACAATGGATCCTGTAACTGAGGGTCAATATGAACGTTTAGTTTATGATCAAATTAATCATTTATTTTACCACCAATTTAGTGGTTCTTTTTTAGATACATCTTCTCTTGCAAATTCATTTTTATATGAATCTGCTTCTCAAAATTATAATACAGCATCATATTTTGTTTATGATGAAAATCCAAATATAATTTTAGATTTTCCAACAGCATCTAATGCTGGTATTCGTGTATTAGCTGTTAATCAAGACGTCTACGGTAGTAAGGTTTTACCTTACAACTTTGTTTTATCATCTTCTGCTTATTATATAACTGATGATGGTAATGGTAACTTATTTGATACAGGAAGTATTCATATTGGAAATATATTTTATCCTCAAGGGCTAGCAGTTATTACTAACCAAGACTATCAAGGAATGTTTCCTTTACCTCCATTAGCTGTTGCCGATATAATTAATGTTAAGGCAAGTGATTATTCTAAAACGGGAAGTGCAAGTGTTTTAGCTAATGATATAGCTCGACCTGGAATTATACTTACAGGCTCTGCAATAATATCAGGTAGTATTGAACAGTTGAGTATTATAGAATTAAATGGAAATAATGTACCTAGAATGTATGCAACTACTTCTATAAGTTCTAGATCAGCTATTATAGAAGGAACTGTAACTACAGACAATATTAAGTTTTTTTCTGAAGGCGTTTATGAAGCTTATTATACTGTAGATGCCTTAATAAATAATGATGTCGTTGTTGAAAGTAATAAAGCAACAATTAGATTTAATGTTGAACCAGGAGATTGTGATTTTAGTTATGAAGTAGTATTCATCCCACCTACACCAACTCCAACTCCAACAAATACTTCTACTGTAACACCAACTGTAACTTCAACACTTACTCAGACACCAACTACTACTCAAACACCAACTAATACATTAACACCAACTAATACAATAACACCAACTCAAACAATTACTCAAACACCAACTAATACATTAACACCAACTAATACTATTACACAAACAATAACTAATACATTAACACAAACTCAAACACCAACACAAACTCTAACACGAACACAAACAGGTACTCCTGCAGTTACGCGTACACAAACAGGTACTCCTGCAGTGACACTGTCATCAACACCACCTGTTACACCTTCTAATACACCACCTGTTACACCATCACAAACAGGTACTCCTGCAGTTACACCTTCAAAAACACCACCAATTACACCTTCAAATACAGCTACTCCTGCTTCAACCCCTGCAGTTACACCTTCAAATACAGCTACTCCACCTTCAACACCGGCATCAACACCGGCAGTTACACCTTCAAATACAGCTACTCCAGCATCAACACCGGCATCAACACCGGCATCAACACCGGCATCAACACCAGCATCTACTCCTGCTTCAACACCGGCATCAACACCGGCATCAACACCTGCAGTAACACCATCACCAACATCAACACCACAGGTGATTTCGATGCAGTTTAATGTGATTGAAGTTAATACTGGTTATCACTTCTATGATAATAACTTGCGTTTTGAGAAAAACGGTAGTGATGATTACGTATACTTTGGAACTCCTGGTTTTGTAACATATAGTCAAGCTAGTCATGATGCTTATGCTGGTGGTGTTGGATCTTATTTAGGCCCTCTTTATAAAGGTCAAACATTCTCAATAAGAAGCTTTAAAGGACTTGCAGGTGCTGGATTAAGAGTTAGTCCATTATTTGCTACTGTTAACGTATACACTTGGGTATACTATGCAGATGGTGCTATGGAAGATATATTCACTAATGTTGTACCATATAATGCTAATGATACTCAAACATTTGCTGATACTTCAGTTGTAATAGGAACTAGACCACTTAAGATTTGGACCTTTGTTTCTTATACAGAACAAACAGTATACAGTCATACTTTATCCTATGATGGTGGTGGCGGTGGCTACACACAAGCATGTGCTGGTGCTTATAACACAATACTAAAATCTCCTGATGCTACATTATCAGTTGGTTCAGCAGTATTTGGTGTAGATGGTGGAACAAGTGATGGAAATATTGGTTTATACAATGTTTATTCTGATGGATACAACACATATTACTTAGAACAACACCCAGATTATGCTGAAACTTATAGAGTTTCTGCTATTGGTATTTGTTACACTGGTGGTGGTGGTGGAGAAGAACCGCTAGAACCTCAACCTTAAAAAATAGTTTTAATAGATTTGGAACTTAAATAAAATTTAGTTATATTACCGTTATGCCAAAAATTTATATTTCTATAGCTAGTTATAGAGATCCACAATTATTACCTACACTACGCGATTGCATTGACAAGGCTGATCATCCTGAAGACTTAGTATTTGGTATAGCATGGCAACATGCTGAAGAAGATACTTGGGATACTTTAGATGAATTTAAAAATGATGCTCGTTTTAAAATTATCGACATCATCCATAGTGATTCTAAAGGTGCATGTTGGGCTCGTAACCAATGTCATCAACATTATAGTGGAGAAGAATATTATCTACAACTAGATTCACATCATCGCTTTATTGAAGGGTGGGATACTGAGTGTATCAAAATGATTAAGCAATTACAAAAGAAAGGACATAAAAAACCATTGCTAACCTCTTATATCCCTTCATTTGACCCAGACAATGATCCTGAATTACGTGTGATGGAACCTTGGTGGATGACTTTTGATAGATTTATTCCTGAAGGAGCTATATTTTTTCTACCTGCAACTATCCCTAATTGGAAAAAATTAAAATCCCCAATTCCATCTAGATTTCTATCAGCACATTTTATCTTTACTTTAGGTCAATGGTGTACTGAGGTACCTTACGATCCTGAATATTATTTCCACGGTGAGGAAATCTCATTAGCCGTTCGTTCTTATACTTGGGGTTATGATTTATTTCATCCCCATAAAGTAATTGCTTGGCATGAATACACTCGTAAAGGTAGAACTAAACAATGGGATGATGATAAAGAGTGGATAAATAGAAATAATCATTGCCATAAACGCAATAGAGCTTTATTTGCTGTAGATGGAGAATGTAGATGTGATATTGAATTTGGACCTTATGATTTTGGTACCGAACGAACCTTATTCCAATATGAAGCATATGCTGGTATTAGGTTTAGAGATAGATCAGTTCAACAATACACTAGGGATAATAATATAGCACCTAATCCAGTTATTGTATCTCCTCTTGATTATGAAATTTCATTTTTATCAATATTTAAACATTGTATTGATATTGATTATAAAAAAGTACCTTTAGATGATTACGATTTTTGGTGTGTTGCTTTTGAAAATGAACAAGGAGAAACTATTTATAGACAAGATGCCCAATCTGATGAAATAAAAAAGATTAAAAATGATCCTGATGGTTATGGAAAAGTATGGAGAGAATTTCCAACTCACCAAAAACCAGTAAAATGGGTAGTATGGCCTTATTCTACATCTCAAGGATGGTGTGACAAAATAGAAGGAAACTTATAAATAAAAAAAAAGATTATGGACAGACCAAGATTTGGTGTTAAAGAAGATTGGTGGGATGAAGATTTGAGATATGATTATCCCTTAAATCAAGACTCAATAGTATTTGATTTAGGTGGTTATCATGGCCTCTTTTCTAAACAAATATATAATAGATATAAATGTAATATACATACGTTTGAACCAATAGATTACCTATATGATATTTGCCATCAGGAATTAAAAGATTTAAATAAAGTAAAACTCTATCGTAAAGTTTTAGGTGATAAAAATGATACTGTGAATTTTTATGTAGCTGGAGATGCTTCATCAATTTATATGGCATGGGGACAGGTTAAAAATGAAAATTCATATATTGAAATGATTCCTATTGATAGTTATATGGCTGATGAAAATATACATGAAGTAGATTTATTAAAAATGAATATTGAGGGTGCCGAATATTATTTATTAGAATACATGATAGATAAAGGAATATTAACAAAATTTAAAAATATTCAAATTCAATTTCATGAAAATTCGGTAGATAATTGGAAAGAAAGATACAATAAAATAATTGATGCTCTTAATCTTACTCATTTTTTAACATACAAATTTGAATTTAAATTTGAAAACTGGCAGTTAAAAGATTAAAACAAAAAACAATTTATAAATGCTCAGTAATACTAAAAAATATATAATAAATCTAAAAAAAAGACCTAATAGATTAGAACATATAATAAAAGAAATGAATTATATGGGGTTTGATTTTGAGATTTTTGAGGGGATTGAAAAAGATTCTCATGAAGGTTGTGCTTTATCACATATTGAAATAATTAAAAAGGCAAAAGAACAAAATTTAGATAAAGTTATTGTCATGGAAGATGATATATTTTTTATGCCTTATGCTAAATCTTTATTAGCTGATTTAGAAAATATTTTAAAAACAATTGACTATAAAATCTTGAATTTAAATATGTCTATTCATAGACCTTTAAATATTTCAAGTATATCAAACTTATTATTAGATCTCACCCACCTCCCACCTAAAGATGAAAAAATCCATCGAGGTATATTTGGTACAGGATTTATGGTTTATACAAAAGATATGTATGATGAAATCGATAAGTATAATCCATTATATGCTATTGATGAATTTTTATCTGAACACATTTACCCAAAATATCAAAGTTATAGCACCATCTTACCACTCTGTTGTCAGTTAAATAATCAATCAGATGTTTCAGGTGGGTTTTATAATAATTTTCTTACCCAATCGTATAATTGGAATGTTTATACACCAATAAAATTACCTACATTGTATATGGAACAAGATAATGTTATTGAAATCAGAAATAATAATGATATTAACTATAAAAGCATTTTAAGTGAAAATTAAGATAGTTACAGCCATATATAATAATTTGTATGGTTCTGAATATGGAGGAAGACTTAATAGGAATGAGCATTATATATTTTCGCTCCATTCATTAATGAAAATGAATGATGCCCATTTTGTTTTATACACATCTCCAGAAGAATATAATGATCTAAAAGAAGAATTTAAAGAGTATTCTGATTTAGAAATCATACCTCATTCTCTTACTGATTCACCATTTCAATCTTTAATTCAAAAATATAAAAACTACGAAGAATCTAAAGCATCAGATAGATGTGTTGAAATACAATATTTAAAATTCCATTGGTTATACCAACAATCTAAAGACTGTGATTATGTTTATTGGTTTGATGCTGGATTATCTCATGTCGCCCTAATACCAGATAAATGGTTAGAGTGTAGAGGTGAAAGATGGTTGTTACCCGACTATTACTATTCAGATATTTTTACTAATTCTTTTATAAACAACTTAGTTAATATATCAGATGATAAAATATTTTTAGTTATTAAGGATAATCTAACAAATGCTTGGTCTCAAGAACCTCTTCAAATGTTTAATGAACAGTATGATTATAAGTGGCACGTTATAGGAGGCTTTTTTGGTGGTAAATCATCACTAATTGAAAATTTTTATAACATGTGTTATGATTACTCAATCAGAACAGCAGATGATTGTGGAGAAATGTGGTATGAAGAAAATATATTAACTGTTCTGTATTATAACCATAAAGATTTATTTACTACTAAATGGTTTGATATATGGACTCATGAAAATAATACTAAATCTGAACACATTGGTGGGAGAGATGTTAATGAATACTTAAATACTAACAAATCTTTTTATAAATTACTAGAAGAAATATATTACAATGATACCATATGAAAAAAAGATTACAAGATATAGTAATCTAGCAGAAAACGACAGCTTATCAGTATACAATGATGAATGGGCTGCTCAACAAAACCACAATGCTTTTGAAGCATTTTATTATTTTTTAGATGAAATTAAACCTAAACGTATTTTAGAAATAGGTACTGCTTTAGGTGGGTTTACTTCTTTTTTAAATTATGCTTGCAAAAAGTTAGAAATTGATTGTAAAATATTATCTTATGATATTTGTGACAGAGGAGAATCTTATAATGTTATGAGACAACAGGGGATTGATGTTAGGATTGAAGATATATTTTTAAACAATTATAGTGAAGTTAAAGAAGAAATACAAAACTTTATTGGCGATGAAGGAACAACTTTAGTACTTTGTGATGGTGGTGATAAAATTAAAGAATTTAACCTACTGTCTAAATTTATAAAATCAGGAGATTATATAATGGCTCATGATTATGCTGAAAACCACCAAGTATTTGAAGAAAAAATAAACTTAAATATTTGGAATTGGCATGAAATTTCGGATGCTGATATTGAAGAAGCCTGTATAAAAAATAATCTTATTTCATTTCATAAAAATATGTTTGATAAAGTAGTTTGGGTATGTAAGAAAAAAAACTAAAATTATGTCTGTTACAGTAGTTACGGGAATTTGGGATATTAAAAGGGATTCTTTATCTGAAGGGTGGTCAAGATCATTTCAACATTATCTTAACAATTTAGAAAAGTTATTAAAGACACCAACCAATTTTATAATCTTTATTGAAAGCCAATATGAAGATTGGGTATGGGAAAGACGAGATAAATCTAATACTGTTGTTCTAGTTAGAGAATTAGATTGGTTTAGATCAAATGAATTTATATTTAATAAAATTCAAGAAATAAGAACTAAACCTGAATGGTACAATCAATCACCTTCATGGTTACCTGAAAGCACTCAAGCAAAACTTGAAATGTACAATCCAATTGTAATGTCTAAAATGTTTTTGCTTAATGATGCTGCTATTATAGATCCTTTTAATTCAACACATTTAGTTTGGGTTGACGGTGCTTTAACAAATACTGTAAGTGAAGGATATTTTTGGAGTGATAAAGTTTTAGATAAATTAGACGAACATTTTAATAAATTTAGTTTTGTAGCTTTTCCATATGATGGTAAAGTTGAAATACATGGATTTACTTATAGTTCTATGTGCCATTATGCTGGTGATGAAGTAGATAAAGTTTGTAGAGGAGGGATATTCGGTGGACCAAAAGGAATTATTGGTAAAATAAATGAACTATACTACTCAATATTAGTAGATACTCTATCTGCAGGATTTATGGGTACTGAAGAATCTTTATTTACAATTCTTCTTTATAAACACCCAGAATTTTTCCAATATTATGACATTGAAATGGATGGTTTGTTGTTTAGATTTTTTGAAAATTTAAAAAATAATAACATACAAGCAAAAATACAATCTAATAAGATTAAAATAAACCAACACAATACCAATAATGTTGCTTTATATGTTATAACATACAATTCACCAGATCAGTTTGAAAAACTTTGCATATCTTTTAAAGAATATGATAATAATTTTTTAACTAAACCTAAGAAATTTTTATTAAACAATTCGTTAGATAGAGATACTGATATTGCATATTCAATGTTGTGTGATAAATATGGGTTTGAAGAAATTAAAAAAGACAATTTAGGTATTTGTGGTGGAAGACAGTTCATAGCAGAACATGCCGATAAAAATGATTTTGATTATCATTTCTTTTTTGAAGATGATATGTTTTTCTATTTAGGCGGAGATGAGTTTTGTAGAAATGGATTTAGAAGAAAAATTAAAGATTTTTATAATATTATGTTACAAATAATGTGGGATGAAAATTTTGATTTTTTAAAATGGAATTTCACTGAATTTTATGGAGATAATACAAAACAATGGGCTTGGCATAATGTTCCCGCTAATATCCGTGCTGAACTATTTCCTGAAAAGCCTGTTAAGGATACATCAAACCAAGATGCCTCACCTTTTACTAATTATAAGCATATAAAATCTTATAGAAATGTACCTTATGCTACTGGTGAGATTTATTACTGTAATTGGCCTCAAGTAGTATCTCGTGAAGGAAATAAAAAATTATTTATCAATACAACCTGGGCGTATCCTTATGAACAAACATGGATGAGTTATATCTATCAAGAAACATTAAAAAGTAATATTTATCCGGGTATATTGTTGGCTACCCCAACAGAACACAATAGGTTTGAATTTTATAAGGCTGAAGAAAGACGTGAAAATTAAATATTTATATAAAAATATATACAATTGGCAGATATTGATGCATATGTGAGAATGTTAACAGGAACGGGTCCGGGTCCTTATAATTTGTATTATCGTGATACAAATAATGCCCTTGTATTCCGTGAAGGTCCTTTAACTTTAAATGAATTATATTCAACTATATTCATTACAGTACCCGAAGCCACTAAAACTGTTACCCTTAGAAACATCAACCCAGCATGTAGTTCTTATCAAAAAGATGTTGATATATTAATCACACCATCTCCATCTTCAACACCAACTCAAACACCAACAGTTACCCCATCGACTACATTTAATGCATCACCAACACCAACACAAACAATCACACCTTCAGGCACACCTGCAAGCACACCTGCAGTAACACCAACATCAACACCTGCATCTACGCCTACACAAACTATCACACCATCAACTCCATTAGTAGGCATTACTGTAACATTAACAATTGACTCTGGAAACTCTGGTGTTACTCAAATATATAGAGCCGATACGACTCAACTTCTTGGTACCTTATCTTCAACAGGCACCTCAACAACTATTTTTATACCTAGTGGAGTTCAGTTTTTTGTTCAAACTATATTACAAACTAGACAGTTTGCTACGGATGTTGCTCAATTAAATTTATATGTTAATGGAACACCAGATGGATCTACTCCATATGTTGAAACACTTTTAAATACTCCTAAACGAACAAACAATACAGTAGCAACTATTGGTAATACTTATTTAGTTAATACATTCTTAGGTAGTAGAAGACCTGTTTAATAAATTTAAACTATGCCAGTAACACACACAGGACCCTTTCAATTATCATTTAAAAATGAACATTTCGTTTATGAAAACGAAGTACGTTGTGTTGTTCAAAATACTGAATTTAATTTATCATATAACCCTACTTTAGTAAGTAATTATCAAAGTGGTTCGTTGAAAGATTTTGCTACTGGTTCTGCTCTACCTTCAGGTTCATTTTTTACACCTTATGCTACATCAATAGGTTTGTATAATGATAATAACGAATTATTAGCAGTAGCTAAATTTGGTAAACCTATACTAATGTCACCTTATACTGATATGACATTCGTAGTTAAATACGATACTTAAAAATAAATAATAGTTATGTTTCAAGTTTTAGGTCCTGCTACTGAGGTAGAGGATATGATTAACGATTCTACATTTGATTTTACTGAATACTACGGGTATGTTTATATGACATGTCATCTTAAAACAGGACGTGCATACATTGGTAAAAAAGCATTCTTGCACACCACTAATAAAAAATTAGGTAAGAAAGAATTAGCTGAAATTCCTGTTACTAGAGGTAAAAGACCATCTAAAAAAACAGTAGTTAAAGAAAGCGATTGGAAAACTTACTACGGTTCTAATACTGAGATAAAGTCATTACCAAAGAACGAACTGAAACGTTACGTATTAATGTTATGCAGAAATAAAAAGGAATTAACATATTGGGAAACTAAATGTTTATTTCAACACAACGTTCTAGAAGACGATAGATACATGAACGATAATATACTAGGTAAATTTTATAGAAAAGATTTGATTTCGGCAGAGTAAAATCTTATATTTAAGGTTATGGAAAATGCTGCTCTACTAGTATTAGTAGAATCTGTTTTAGGTAAAGGAACACCAACAAGCAAAGGTAACTATGCTTTTAAGTGTCCGTTCTGTTCTCATCATAAGAACAAACTAGAAGTATCATTACGTACCACAGCTAAGAAGGAAAATTTTTGGCATTGTTGGGTGTGTGATACTAAGGGTAAAACCATACGTACCCTATTTAAGCAAGCAAAAGCAACACCAGACAAATTTACTGACCTAAATCTGCTCATTCAGCCTACAAATGTGGAAGACATTGTATCTACTGAGGCACTCGCTTTACCCGCTGAATTTATAGCATTTAACGACCATTCTACGTTCGTTACTGATAGAATAGCTCAAATTGAATCTAAACACGCTTTACGATTTTTAAAGAAACGAGGCGTAACTATGGATGATATTTTGAAATACAATATTGGTTTCTGTAAAGAAGGTTCGTACGTTGGACGAGTAATTATACCCTCATACGATGCAAACGGCATTTTGAATTATTTTGTAGCTCGTGCTTACAAAGATTCAGATCGCAAATACAAAAATCCTCCTGTAGCATCTAAAGAAGTTATAGGTTTAGAATTATATATAAACTGGGATGCACCAATCATACTTTGTGAAGGTATGTTTGATGCAATCACTATTAAACGAAACGTTATTCCATTATTAGGTAAAGTGTTACATAACAAACTAATGGAAAAACTAGTTAAATCAAGCGTTGATAGAATTTACATTGCACTAGATAATGATGCTAAAAAAGATGCCCTTAAACATGCTGAAAAATTAATGTCGTATGGTAAGGAAGTTTATATGGTAGAATTAGAAGGTAAAGATGCAAACGAAATCGGGTTTGAGGCATTTTTAAATACTCTTGAGCATACAGAACCTTTGACTTTTCAAAGTTTGCTTGAGAAAAAATTACAAAACATATGATCGAAAAAAACGTAAACATTATCAAAGACCCTAAAATCAAACGTATCGTTGAATACGCTGAAGGGGATAAGCAAGTTAATGTTTTAGACAGTAGATTTTACAGACGAGAAGGTAATTATTATCCTTCAGTAACGTCGGTTTTAAATTATTTTCCTAAAAATCAATTTTTCCATTCTTGGTTAAAAGATGTAGGACATAATAGCGATATTATCGCATCTAAAGCAGCAGGCGAAGGTACTCAAGTACACAATGCTGTAGATGATTTTTTAAATGGTAAAGAAATTACTTGGATAGATGAATTCGGAAACGCTAAGTATAACTTAGATGTTTGGAGAATGATTTTACGCTTTGCTGATTTTTGGAATACACATAAACCAGAATTAATAGCAACCGAATACCACTTATTTTCAGACGAACACAAATATGCTGGTACAGCGGATTTAGTAGTTAGAATGTTTGAAAACATTTGGTTATTGGATTTAAAAACATCAAATTCATTACATACTAGCTATGACTTACAGTTAGCGGCTTATGCTACAGCATGGAACGAAACACATGATGAGAAAGTAACTCACACAGGTATTTTATGGGTTAAAGCAAATACACGTGGAGAAGGCAAAGGTGGTAAAATTCAAGGTAAAGGTTGGGAATTAAAATTCGTAAATGATATTGAAAAGAATTTTAAAATGTTTAAAAATATATACGAAATATATACTTTAGAAAACCCTGACTTTAAGCCGATGACTGAATTATTACCTACATCTGTCAAGATTTCTTAACATATTTATAGCTTGAAAACCAAAAATTTTCATATTGTTACAACAATTATATACAAATATATATAACGCTTTGAGCGGGGACATTGTCTCCGCTCTTTTTTTTAACCAAAAACAAACACAGATGAAAAAAGCGATTTTATCGTTGTTTCTTTCAGTATCAGTTTTAATGGGATTTGGTCAAGTTACCACTTCTACTATTTCTGGTGTTGTTAAAAACGAAAAACAAGAAGTGTTGGTTGGTGCTGTAATTCATGCAACACACACCCCAACAGGCACTGAGTACAAATCGGTTACAAACAAGAATGGTGTTTATGTTTTACCTGCTGTAAGGGTAGGTGGGCCATATACAATCCATGCTTCGTATGTAGGATTTAGAAAAGGTGAAGAAAAGGATGTAAACACTCAATTAGGTGTAGCATCAAACGTAGATTTTAAATTAGTAAATGAAGCAACTGCATTAAAAGAAGTAGTTGTAACAGGTACTAAATCTGGTCTGTTCTCTAAAGAAAAAACAGGAGCAGCACAACAGTTTACACGTAGAGAATTACAAAGCATTCCTATTACAGGTGCTAGAACAATCGAAGGTATTACCAAATACAATCCTTTCGGTAATGGTTCTTCATTTGGTGCTCAAGACTCTCGTATGAACAACTTTACAATTGATGGCTCTCAGTTCAACAACAACTTCGGTTTAGGTTCATCTGCATCAGCAGGTGGTAGAACAGGAGCAAGTGCTATTTCATTAGACGCTATTGATCAATTACAAGTTAACGTAGCACCCTTTGACATTCGTCAATCAGGTTTCACTGGTGCTGGTATTAACGCTGTAACAAGATCAGGTACAAATGAAGTTGAAGGTAGTGTTTATCAAACACAACGTGATAACTCATCTCGTTATGTTGGTAACAATGCAAACGGAATAAAAATTACTCCATCTAAATTTGATGAGAAAGTACAAGGTTTCCGTTTAGGCGCTCCAATTATTAAGAACAAATTGTTTATTTTTGGTAATTACGAATCAATTGAAAGAACTGAACCAGGTACTACTTGGATTTCTACAGGTTCTCCATTAGCAGGTTCTCAAGTATCAAGACCAACTTTCCAACAATTAACTGATCTTTCTAAATTCATGAAAGACAAGTTTAATTACGAAACAGGTCCATTTGAAGGTTATTCTAATACAAACACATCTAAAAAATTCTTAGTACGTGTTGACTGGAATATTAATGCAAACAACAAGTTGACTGCTCGTTATGTACATCATAATTCTGAAGCACAAATTGGTGTTTCAAACTCACAATCAGCAGGTTTCGGTAACAGAACACAGAATATCAACGCAATGAGTTTCCAAAATAGTGGTTACACTATTCAGGATAATACTCGTTCAGCTGTATTAGAATTAAATTCTAAGTTATCAAATACATTGTATAATAACTTAATTGTTTCTTATGATAAGCAAATTGAGAACAGAGGTTACATGTCTCAAATGTTCCCAACAATTGATATCTTACAAGGTTCTACTGCATTAACATCAGTTGGATTTGATCCATTTACTCCAGGCAACAAGTTAGATTATAATACTTTTAACGTAACTAACAACTTAACAAAATATGCTGGTAAGCATACATTAGTTGGTGGTTTTAACTTTCAAAAGTATCAGTCAAATAACTTATTCTTCCCTGCATCTAATGGTGTTTATATTTTCAATAGCTTAGCTGATTTTTATACTGCGGCTAATCAATCATTAGCTAATGGTGGTAAACCATCTACATTTGCACCTGCTCGTTTCCAATTCAGATATTCTGCATTACCAGGAGCAATTGAACCAATGCAAACATTAAAATCAAATAGATTAGATTTATACTTACAAGATGAGTATAACGCAACTAGAGATTTAAAATTAACATTTGGTGTTAGAGCAAATATTATTGATTTCGAAAACACAGCTTTAGAAAACCCAGCAATCACTGCAATGACTTTTGCAAATGGTGAAAAATGGAATACAGGTGTAATGCCTAAAACACAAGTATTGTTTGAACCAAGATTAGGTTTTAACTACGATGTTAAAGGACAAAAGAAAACACAATTTAGAGGTGGTACTGGTTTATTTACAGGTCGTCCTCCTTATGTGTTCTTATCTAACCAAATCGGTAATAATGGTGTGTTAACAGGATTTATTGATGTAAGTGGTGCTGCTGCAGCCCAATATGGCTTTACTGCAGATCCTAACAAATATTTCATCCCATCAAAACCAACTTTACCATCTACATTTGATTTAGCATTAACTGATCCAAATTATAAATTCCCACAAGTTTGGAAAACTAATTTAGCAGTTGATCAAAAGTTACCAATTTTCGGATTAGTAGCAAGTGCTGAATATTTGTATAATAAAACACTTAACGCAGTTCATTACTATGAAGCTAACTTAAAGGCCCCAGTTGGAACTTTAGGTGGAGTAGATAATAGACCTCGTTTCGGTGGTTCTGATGCTACAGTAAGAGTAAATAATAATGTTTCAAGAGCAGCTGTTCTTACAAGTAAGAATGGTGCTTTCCACGAATCATTAACATTAAAATTAGAAAAACCATACCAAAAAGGTTTCTGGGGTTCATTCGCTTGGACAACTGCTAACTCAAAAGATTATATGAGTGCAGGTTCAATTGCTAGTGGTTCTTGGCAATCAGCATTATCAATTGCAGGTAACAACAATTTAGATTTATCATTTGCAGATGCATTCGTTAAAAATAGATTTGTAGGTTTATTAGGTTACAGAATTGAGTATGGTTCTAAGTACGGTGGTGCTACAACAATCACTTTAGGTTACGTAGGCCAACAAGGTAATCCATTCTCATATATCGCAGCTGGTGATTTAAATGGTGATAGAGTAAACAATAATGATTTGATTTTTGTACCTAACAAAGGTTCAGATATTAAATTCTCACCATTAACAGTTGGAACTAAAGTTTATACTGAAGCTGAACAACAAGCAGCATTCGATAAGTTTATTGATCAAGACGAATATTTAAAAACTCGTCGTGGACAATATGCTGAAAGAAATGGTGGTTTATTACCTTACTTACATAGATTTGATTTATCAGTAGCACAAGATGTGTTTATTAAGATTGGTGGTAAGAGAAATGCTTTCCAAATCAGAGCTGATATCTTGAACTTTGGTAATATGGTTGATAATAAGTTCGGTATATCTCAAAGAGCAACTGCTCCTCAAATCTTGAACTTTGTAAGCAGAGATGCAGTTACAAATGTTCCAACATTTAGATTAGCAACTCAAAGATTAACAGATGGTACTACTATCTTAGCTAGAGATTCATATCAATACAATTCATCTGTATTTGATGTATGGTCTGCTCAGTTAGGTATCCGTTATATCTTCGGTAGATAGTATTATACTTTCTAATATTTATAGGTGGCTTGGCATGTCCAGGTCACCTATTTATATTCACGTATGATTAAGTTACTAGATTTACTAAAAGAAGCGCAAGGTAAACCCAAAGCCATATTCATGGCGGGCCCTGCTGGTTCTGGTAAAACATTTGTATCTGCGCAGTTAATACCGAAAAATTTGACTGTAATTAATGTCGATGACACCTATGAGGAACTGTTGAAAGCAGCAGGTTTAGGCATGAAAATCGCAGATTTCAATCAAGATCAATTGTCTCAAGCAGCTAAATTAATGGGTCAAGCTCAAAAAGCTACTAAAGAAAAATTCGCAACAATGTCTGCTGAAAAGAAAGATATAGTTGTAGATGGTACAGGGGCTGCTAGTAAACCGTTATTAAAGAAAAAACAAGAATTAGAAGCATTAGGATACGATACAATGA